GGTATGGACTTAGTCTTGTTATCTAGTTTAGTCGCCTTGTTAGCGAGCGCTTGGGTCTGTCCTTCCTCCTTTAACATGCGTTTCAAAGCGACCTTGGTTTCGCCGAAGTATTCTTTACCGTCGCTCTCTACCATGTATCCGCTTGGTGTCTTCATCTCTTCAATGACAGGAGGAAACGTCTTCTGTAATTCATCGGTCAGTTCAGCACGACGGGATGTTAATACTCTTGCTAGGTCTTCCGCTTTGTCCATGTCAAACGAGATACCACGGAACTCTTGTGACCTCATCAACCGTGCAAACGAATGTTCGATGTTAAGCATACGTGTGTCAGGCTCTTGTTCGCGTAGGTACTTGCCGATTCCAACGGTGACATACACATCAGCTTCGCAATACTTTTGCATCTCAGGTGTGAACTTATCAAACGCTCCTTCCTGTTCGCCGAAGTCGAGCTTGAACACGCCCCCTAATCGATGTCCCCACGCCTTTAGCGAGTGACTCCCTATTAGTTCTTTCGGGTAGTTATCCCGTGCGATGTCAAGGCTACGTAGGTCGCTGTGTACCGCACGGCTGGTGACAAGTGTATCAAGGATACGTGCCTTGGGTGACCAGTTGTACAGCTTCTGAAGCGCAGGTATATCAAAGCTTATGACGTTGTGACCGACGATTGTATCGGCGCTATCAAGCTCCTTTAAACCTGCGGGTATACCGTCGTTACTAAACGTCACCATCTTCTGAACGACAGGGTCATAGATGCTCAAGCAATGAGCGGTGTGTAGATCGCTGAACGTAGAGAAGTCTTCAAGACCGTTAGTCTCAACGTCAAAGTATAATGTTTTGTTTGATCTATTCATGTAGCTTAGAACGGATGATTCGCACCCATCGTTTGATTGTTATTAAACATAGTTGCATCAGTCTCATTTAATCTTCCTGTGTTTTGATCGAAGTGTAATGTACCTGCTAGTCCTGTCTCTCCACAGAAACGGTTCTTCAGTACGCGTAGCCTCGTTTGGTTAGAGTCGGCTTGATCGGATTGTTGGTTTCGTTCCAACCCAATCACCATGTCCGACAGTTGTGGTATGGCGTGTGATCCACGAAGATGAGCAAGGCTTGTTACCTCTCCTTCTTCATGTCCTTTGCCAGGCGGTCGTTTGAGATGACTGACTAAGACCATCCCGCATTGAGTCTCTTCGACGAGCGATCTTAATCGTGTCATTGTATTGTCGATCAATCGGCGTTCGTCATCGCCGTCAAAGCCGCTGACTACAATCGATAGATGGTCTAGGAAGATCCACTTACAGCCCAGTCCTTTGCATAGGTATCTGACACGGTTAAGTAGATTGTCGCTGTCACAACTTCCGAAGTGATCGTAGGTAAAGAAGCGTCCGTTCCCTACCGTCTCTTCAAACGATGGGCGTAGCGCCTCATGGTGGATGTCTTGTTCGAGATGTAACTGTCTACCTTCGTGCAGTCCCATGATGCCTAGAGCCGTGCGTCTGACGCTCTCTTCAAGCGCGATGTAACCGACTGTCTCTCCCTTTTGTAACAGGTTGTAAGCTACCTCACGACAGAACAGAGACTTCCCAATCCCACTACCCGCGCAGATCGTAACGAGTTCTCCTCGGCGTATACCATGCGTCATGTTGTTCAAGTTGTCGTAAGGATATGGTTGAGACTCAGCGTTGTTTACCTCGACTATCTTGTCCCATAGTTCCTCCGCTCCAACGATACCGTCAGGTCGATAGTCACGCGCTTGCCAAACGGCATCGACTAACTCCTTTGTACGGTTGGCAACGACCATATCGTTCGGGTCTTTAAGCGGAAGCTCCGCTATCTTAGCTCGTCCTGGTGTCAGTAAAGCCGCGCATTCAGTCGCTCCCTTGCGTCCCACATCGTCCATGTCGAACATGAAGACAACTTCTTCAAAGCGTTCTAACCAATCGAGTGCTTGAGCTACGTGGTTCTTCCCGCTTTGAGCGCCGTGAGGAATAGAAACCACTGGCCATTTATGTTCGAACGCCTGTGATACAGACAGAGCATCGATCTCACCTTCGGTTACAACGACGCGTCTACCGCCGTCCCTCCAAAGATGCTGACCATACAGTCCGACTAATTCGCCTCTGACTTTGAAGTCCTTGTTTGCATATCTAATCTTCTGACCGACGAGCTTACCGTCTCGGCTTCTATAGTTTGCTACCTGTGCTTGTTCGCCGTCTACATTGGCGATCTGATAGCCCCACTTCTTGCACGTAGCTTCGGTGAGATTACGTCTAGTCAGGGGAGTGTACTCGCCCGTTACAAACGTAGGTGGTGGTTTGTTTATATCCATATTCGTTTTCGTATTTGTGGTTGTGGTTGGTTTGTCCCCGTCTGGAAACGTGTGTTCACCGCAAGAGAAGCAATGTGTCTGACCGTTTATGTATTCAGATCGGGCATCGCTACTACCGCAGGATGGACAACGCGTGTGGACTTGCGTGTATTCAGCCATGATTTTGGTATTGTTTTGTCACAGTATTTGAGTCCTTTCTTTTCGCACCACATCGCGTAGGTAGTCTTGCTACCCTTGCGAAGTTTGTTCTGTGCGTTTTGGAAACAAAGACGGACGTCGAGTTCGGGATGTTGTTCGCGTATTAGTAGATGCTTCGTGCGATCTTCACTTGTCCACAATCCTTTAGTCTCAACTATGATCCCGTTGGGAAGGATGAAGTCAGGTGTGTACGTTGACATCTTCATATATTCGATCTTCATATTTTCGTATCCGAACTCAACGCCGTTACGCCTTAGAAAGTTGGCGGTCTTTGCTTCGAATCCAGAACGAAAATTAGAAGTCCGCCGCGAGGGGCTTTGCTTCTTTCTTTTCCGCATCTGTCGTGTTGTTATCGTTAGTAGGTTGGTCTAGGGTTTGTTCGAAGGTTTCTCCTCCGTGTGTGTATCCGCTTTCTTCCGCCGTGAAACCGAAGCTTGATGCTTTCTCACTCGTACCAACAGAGGCAAGTTCAAGAACCTGTACGCCTTGTGGTTCGAGGGTTACACCGAATCCGATTGCAGGGACGTGCCAAAAGCGGGGCTTTAATCCAAGCTTGATACGGCTACCTCCTCCGATAATTGTCTCGTCCTTGATAGGTAGTCCTTGCGCATCGAAGCGGGCGACAGCTAGCTTATACTCGCTACCGTCACGACGTTTACCTCCTGCTTTCATCTTCACTTTGACGTAGTGGTTGCCCTCGTCATCGATCTTGAAGGGAGTGTCTGCTTTCTTAACGTCCTTTCCTGCTTTCTTAGACTCTTCAAGATAGGCGTTGTCGTAGTCGGGTTTCAGCGCGTTCTTCAGCGCGTTCCAATCTTCCTCAGTCAAGATGAGTTCAGCACGGTAGAGTCCATAGTCTCCATCGTACTCACCCATGCTTGGGTTGGTGAGGTAGCAGTAACGTGCAGTTCCAGCGGGTGTTGTTATTGTTTTCATGTTGTATCGTGTTGTCATTATCGCTCCTTTTAAGCGTCGTTATTATGCGAAGAAATATTCCGAACCCAGCACCTCAAGTGGATCAAGCGATCCGTAAGGAGGTAGGTCAGGAAGTTCCTTCTCGGTTTGTGTTGAGATCTCATCCTTAAAATTAAGAAGTAGATCATGTTGAAAGATTTCAGCGGTTGACTTGCGGATAAGAACGCCGAGCTTGTCGCAGTTGGTAGCGTGTGTAGCGAAGCTGTCGTGTACCATCGCCAATGAACGGATGCCTTGTTCCTTTGCATACACCGCTGTTTGTTGGGCGACTGAGGCGTCAAGGCTATGTACGAAGTTAGGACTTACACCGTTTGCTTGGCGTCCTTTATCAACGGTGTCTTCTTCAGCTGTCCAACGGACGTAGCAAACCCGCTCACCAAGGACGGTACTAAGGCGTTGACTACGTGTGTTCATGTACCATTGCTTGACACTAAAACCTAAAGGCGTGTGCCAGATCACAGGCTTCTGTTCATGTCCAAGTACACGGGCTGTTTGTTGCATCCATTTCATCACCTCATTAGGACGCTTCAAACACTCATTCATCGCGCTCCAAACGAGACGACTAAGATAACCAATAGCGATAGGTGCTTCGTACCCAAACGGATC